GCGCGGATCAGTGTCGGTAGTCATGGTCTCTTCCGTGGTGTCGATGAGTTCTGTCGCCAGTCCACGCAAGATCGATCTTGCCGCGTCGACAGAAAGGGTTTCGGGATTCCGATTGGCGAGAAGCGCGGCGACAGCGGACGGCCGTTCGCGGGCTTCCGGGAGGCACTCAATAGCGAGCCGCCAGGATGCAACGGCGTGTAGCTTCGAATTTGCCTCGCCGCTGGGGCCGTCCACTAGATAGCCCTCGCGTGTGGCCTTCACGCGAGAGACCTTCCGGCCATCGTCGAGCAGAACCGTGTCAGGGTCATGCTTGAGAGGAATAGCGATCTTCATGATGTCAGTACCTCAGGCGCCTGTGCGGCGCGTTCATGGGGACATAAGGCCCGACGCGAACTGCGCGCCCCACATTCATCCCTGTTTCACAGATGACTTCGAGGCGTCGGATCTCGCGCTCTAGCGTCTTTGCATCCGACCGGTGCCAAGTCGTCCACATGTCGCCGTTGCGGACCTGTGCCCTCGCCTGCCCGGCTAGTAGCTGGTAGTAGGCCGCGCGCAAGGCCGGGAGCATGGCGCACGGGTTATCGACAACGGGGACATTGCCCCCGTTGGGAGTGTAGTCAGTCATATTGGTGAACCTTCTAGTTCGGCCTGTAGCCCACCTGGGACGGCCTGAGATACTCAGCGAAGGCAGTCAGCACGCTTCCGAGCCCACCAATGCCGTCGACAAGCCCGATAGCCTGAGCGTCTTCAGCCCCATAGACTTTCGCCTGCGTGGCCCGCACTACCTTTTCATCCAACCCGCGATTGGTCGCCACGGCGCTGACAAAATCGCTATAAAGCCGATCAACGCTTGATTGGATTGATGCCCGAACGCCGTCTGGCAAAGGCCCGAAAGGGTTACCATCAATCTTATGATCGCCCGCATAGATGAACGACACAACCAAACCACGCTTCTCGACAGCCTTGGACATATCGACGTGTTGTACGTACACGCCGATTGATCCAACGCGCGAGTGGTGGGATGCGAACAGCCTTCCCGTTGCAGAAGCGAGCCAATAGGCCGCGCTTCCCGCTGAGGTGTTCGCGATGCCCCACACCGGCTTGCCAGCCTGCTTCGAGGCTTTTGGCAGCCAGTCGACCAATTCGGCGAGACCCGCAGCTTCGCCGCCGCCACTGTCGATATCTAGTAGGATGCCCCGCACGTCATCGCTGGCGAACAGTGCTTCCAGCCGGTTATGCAAGCGGGTGTAACTCTGCATGCCGGACATAGCTTCCAGCTCGCCGCCGCGATGGATTAAGCCGCCGACAATCGGAAGCGTAACGATGCCGTTGCGCTCGTCCAGGGTTTGGCTACTGTTCGGCCGGACGTAGCTCTTTATGAGTTCGTCCGAGACCTTACTATGCACCCCGATACGATCCGCCAACACGGAAGTCACAACACTCCCGTACTCCGGTGTGATGAGCAGCGGAACGTTGATTAGACGTGTCGCGATATGTGCTAGATGCGTCATTGCAGGGCCGGATCGTCTTCGGGTTTCCAGTCGTCTCGGTTCTTCGGCACAGGATATCGCAAGCCCGCCGCTTCAATTTGCTCGCGCTCGCTTTTGCGCTGCGCCAGAACTTCCTCGAAGTCCAAACCGCGCTCGCCTAGCTTTGCCTCAAGCGTCGACAGACCATTCTCAACTTCAAGAATGTCAGCCTGCGCAGCCTTTAGCGGGTCCGCGACCGGCTTGGACGACCCACGCCAAACAGCGTTGCTGTAGGCGTCGGGAGCCTCCCAGAATGCGGGAGCGCTTTTTGGCAGCTTAATGCGACCCGTCTCGCAAGCCTCTTCCAACCACGCGACGAATGCCGCGCGATACAAAGGTTCAACGGTTGAGGCACGTCTGCGGAGATTAATGCGCCAGGGCAGTTCTGACCCCATGCGCGCGGCGCTAAAATTCGTGCTCGAATAATCGCCGCTGACATCTTCATAGCTCGATCCGGCAGCCTTCGCGGCTTCACGTGAAAGCGACTTATCGAACGCGTCGTATGTCGAGTTCGGTGCCTGTGAACGATGCATCACAAGCTTGTCGCCCTTCATCATGTGAGTCACGGTGCCCGGCTGCAAGTTTATCTTCACTGTCTCATAGTACGCTGCGCGCTCGGCAGCCCATTCTGCCGGAGAAATGCCAACGGGCGCGGGTCCGTCAAACGGATCGTTGGTCGCGAGCGACCTGAGTGCTGTAGCACGATCAAGATCGGATTCGATTGTCATCGCGACCATGGATTGCACTAGAGCTTGCACCAACTCAAACTCTCGCCGTGTCGACTTGGCATGGGCAGGTGTAAGGGCGGGTGCCAGCGGCGAGATGCCGCGAATTTGACCCGCTACAATCAAATCGAAGACATGTGCGACGCGTGTGCGGCCCCACGGCGTGCGAGCCGGGACGAATACCGCTTGGGGCGCGGCGCTGAAGTTGCCAAGCACAAAGGGCCGAACCCAATAGCCCTCAACCCTTCCGTTCTTATCGAACTGAACACCCTGCATGATACTGCCCCCGCTGTTGCCTTCCGCAACGCGGGTGATGGTCTGGTCAAGCTGACGGACGTCAAGCATATTGACTTTCGTCCGCGTGGTCGCACCTTTCGCAGTCTGCCAGTCGAGAGCGAATAGCGTCTCACCCGTCAGCAACCAGCTCTTGAACCCCGCTGTGGCAAGTTGATGCAGGTTATGTCGACCGACCGCGTCACACTCGGTTGGGTTTGCAGCCCATGCCGTCCATCCGGTTTCAATTTGATGCGCCAGCGCGCGAGCTTCGTCCTGGGAAATGCCGAGCGCGTCAGCGTTCGGACGTGACGACAGCGTGAGCCCATTCCCGACCGCGTACGTTGCAAAGCCCTCGACAAGGGTCGCTATGACCGAATTCGAGAACAGCAGGTCGAGATTGATCGAAGCGACTAACGACCGCTCGCGGCTAATCTCCGAGCCCGGCGTTCCGTAGTACGGTTGCCAGCCGCCCAGGCTACCGGCCGTGAACGGGCGCGCATCATAACGCGCCCAAACGAGCGACGGTTTGCCGTCCGTCCCGTCCATAATTCCCATCTGGGGCGATGCGGTGTTAATTGGCACAAGCGCTGTAGCCTTGGTTACCAGATCGGCAGCTCCGCCTTTCAAGGCCTGCCCGGTAGAATTTGAAGGGCGTGAAGCCCGAACCGAACGCACGGTTCCTTTTTGCTTTTTAGTGTTGGGCATGCTGCTCAGTCCTTCAACAGAGGAAGACCCTGCGCCTTGCGGTTGGCGTTGTTAATCGCCCTCGCGCTTTGCCGGATTTCGGCTAGGCGAGCGGCTTTCGGATCGTTGGTGATGTCTACCGTGGCTGAGCTCAAGCCAGTCGGGCCATGAAGCTCCATAGCGGCGAGAAAGGGATTAGCGGGCGGGACTTCCGCCAGGATGCTCTTCGCGGTCTCGACGTCTAGTGCGGCATCGAGTGCGAGTTTTTGCGCCATAGCCGGATTGCGTTTTGCTTCAGCACTTTCCAGAATGTCTCTGATCCGCGCGCGCTCAATCGCGATTGCGGCGTTTGCAGCCCCGGTGACTGCGGCGGGCTTCTTAACTTCACGCATCGTGTAGTTACCTCATAGGTTGGGAGAGCGCGGCAATCCGCTTTGCCGACTCTTCTAGGGATGGCTTGGGTTGAGTGGGAGCAGGCGACTTCGCGGCCGTCTGCGCGAGTGGGTGCCTTGCAATGGCTGTTGCGTACACAAGGCAGTCGAGCGGCTCATTCCGCTTCACTGTTCTGTGGTACTCGTATTTCGGTGCGCCTCGAACGTAGCGAACGCGGAGTTCCTCCGACGCGAGACCGGCAAAATAATCGTCGTCCAGATGATTTGGCAGGCGAACAAAGCCGGTCGACGCGTCTTGAATGGCGAGCTGCTTTTGCACACTGAGCTTCGCAGCGTCGACGCCCACAATCCACAGCGGGAGAAGCCCTTTGAGCTTTCCGCCGCGAGCAAGCACGGGCCTGTCGAATCCGCTTGCGCCTTTTACCGCAAAGGCCGCGCGGGATTTCCGCCGCTGCGCCAGGACGTACTTGACCACTTGATCGGCGTTGAAGCCGGAATCCACGGCATGAATTGCTACCGATAGCTTGCGACCGTCCGCCGTTGCGAACGTCGTTCCCATCGTCGCGTCAAGTTGCTCCCACACGGCATTGCCGCTTGTGTCGCCCATCAGCTTGAGATGATTAAGAACACTGTACGTCTGATCGGCGTGGTGACCTAAGAACGTCACTTCGAGGCGATCAGACTGCACGTCCACACCGGCAGACACGAACAGGAGGCTCGCGGCGTATGGCGGCGCGATTTGTTCCGCGCGCTGTTGCAGTTCAGATGACGACAATTCGACTTCGGTCGCAGCGTCGAACGCTTGCGCAAGTACGGTGTTGTAGAATACTTGCTTAGCTTCGGGTGTCGTCGCGGCCTCGTACTGCTGAACGACCGACGCCATTGAGCTGAACAGCGATGAAAGTTCAGTCAGGTGGTAGGATCGAATGCCCTTCTCGCCAGTAGCTGTTGCTACCCATCTCCCGCCTTCGATCATGGCGCGGCGCGTTGGTTCGTCGTGAACAACGCCGCAGTCCGGGCAGACATGGTGAGCCGTCTCGGGCTTGCCGGTTGTCCATTTGATTTCGGCGAAGTCTAGCGGTCCTTCGTGAGCGCAATCCGGACAGGCAACAAACCACCTACGCTGGTCGCCGCGTTTGAACCACGCGTCTACGCGCGAACCCGCACGGGTGGTCGGTGTCGAAACGATTAGAACGCGACGGCCATTTGCCTCGAAGGTCCGGGTACGCTTCAGCGCCAACGCTACCGGATCGCCCTCGCCCACCCCCGCTGAAATCGCAAAGCGGTCGACCTCGTCCAGTAGCAGGTGCTTGATAGCACGGGCTGCAAGCTCGTCAGCCTTGAAGGATGAAGCGAAGGCGAGCGAGCCGCCAGGGAAGGTCTTGAGCGACGTGCTGTCAGCACCGGCCGCGCTTCCCTTGCGCGTAACCATACCCGTTCCGACAAGTGCGCGGAGTGCAGGTGACGAAGCAATGAGAGGGTCTAACCGCTCGCGGACGTATTCCTTACTGCGATCTCCTGTCGGGCTGACGTGCAGCGCCGGACCGGGATCGCAGACGATAATGCGGCCGAGAATCGCATTGACGACGGTCGACTTGCCCGTCTGACTCGCCCATTCCAAGACAACGATGTCCGCGTCATCCTCGGCAAAGTGGTCGAGCGGTTCACGCTGGTAAGGTGCCAGACGCAAAGGCCCGGGTCTGGCGTTGGCTGAACTCGGAAGAATGATCTCGCGCTCGGCGAATGCGGTCGGCGCGATAATGGGCGGCGCGGCCCATGCGCGGAGCCACGCCTGCGCCAGTGCGGTGTCAGGCATGGCGATAAAGTTTCTTTCAGGGTTATGAGAGCGCCGTTTCGTCCTCAAGCGCGACTAGGAAGCGGTCGCTGTCGGAGAGCACGCCAAGCACGTCCCTCACCTCCTGGGTGACGGCGCGTGCGATCTCTTTCGTGTCAGTCTTTCCCGCTACCTTGTCCGCTATGCGCGGGCCAAGCGAAAGTAACGCGGTTCGAACTTCGGCGATAAGGCGGATGCCGGTTTGCGTGACGGCCTCGCGTGAGATGAGCCGGCCTTCCGCTTCAGCATTTTCTATTTCGAGCTTCCGGGCCTTCAACTGCTCATGGCGAATACGGGCATCGGTCAGAGCGGGATTACTCGAAACGCGCGTGGCTTGATGCCCTACCACCCTCACCGGGTCTGCGATGCTTTGAGCCAGCTTCAGAGCTTCGTCATAGCTTACGGTCTTGGGATCATGCCCGGCCGCGACCACAGCGCGGCGCACGGAGGCCTGATCGATTTTGAGCGCGTCAGCTACGCGCGAGATATTGCCTTGCGGACGGCCCATCTTGCCTTTCTCTGCTATCGATTTTGCACCGGCTCGAATGAAAATAGCGCGGCCGTGGCCCGCGACCGGGCAGCGGGGTGCGGTTCCTGGGACCCAAAGCGCTCTGGCGCGGTCCCGAGCGGGCCAATGGCACGCTGTTGGGGCACTACTTTGGGTGCGCGCCACGCTCGCGCGGATGATCGCCTATCTATCCGGGCTGAGCGTGGCGCGCTGAGCCGCCCGCACTGCGACGACATCACGTGTCGGCAAGCCACGATGTCGCTCCCGCGCGCTGGGCGGTATCGGTGTTGGATCAGTCTGCGATGTCTGGAGTCGCCGCAGACAGCTTCTCATTGTAGAACTGGCGCTGAATCTCGCGAGACAAGCGAACCGCAAGCTCTGTGCCTGCCGTCTTCTCCCACATGCTGCGCGCGGCTGCGCCGCTCTGACTTAGAGCGGTGGCGGGGTGTTCGGCGTACACCCCTTTAATCGGCAGCCTCTCGCGGCCCTTGCGGAACGCCACGAACCGGGCACCGTTTGACATGCGGATCATGAACGCCTTGGCGATATCCAAATGAGCTGAACCGCCGCCCGTTACACGGTGCGTGCTCGCGTGCAAGCCGCCCGCTTTCGATATCGTCGCGCCGGTTGTGTCCGCGATGCCAATCCGCATTTTCGTCACGGTCCAGCGCGCCGACAAGTCACCGGCTTTGGTCGTGACGACTTTTGGAGTTGCTGCGGCGATCTTTGATTTGCTAACGCCGATGTCAGCGGCAATCACTGGTATCGTGACTTTACGGGCGTATCGCGCCGATTGGTCGACTGCACGGCGCACGGAGTTTCGCAAGCCGCGCATGGAAAGCTCTTCCGCCCAGCGTTCCAACCCGGTCGCATCGAGCTTTACCGTCAGTTCAGCCATAGCGACGGGACCACCCTTCGCGGCGCTACTTCGCTTATGAAGACCACGTCCGGCTTTCGCGCCGCGTTGGCGCGCTGTCTAGCGATACGGCTAAGCTCCATGTCGCTCGCCGCTTGCTGCGCACGTGCGTTGCGCATGACTTCAAAGCCCGTCAGTGCCAGTTGCAGGAAGTTGTTCATGTCGTACCTTTGATCGGGGATGCGCGCTGCACTAGAGGACCATCTGTGCAGCGCGCTGAAGCGCAAACACCCCGCAGTGTGTGCGCCTCAATCGGAATCGTCTGTATTTGCGATGCTGTCGGTGTCACAGCGGAAGTCTTCGCGACCCGAGCCGGTGCGGAGGAAATGCACGGATTGCGTCACGCCTGACTCATGGCCGCAGGTGACGTTACCCACGCCGATGGTCGAAGCGAATAGCGCCGCGATGATCTCGAAAGCTTCGGCTTGGCGTCCAGCGGCATCGGCGATGCGCTCTTGCACCAACAGATTGGTCTCGGCCAGGTCATTCTGCCGTTCGAGAGCCTTCACGATGCGAAGTCGTTCGGCAGCTCGCAGCGCTTCAAGGTCGACGGTGATCATGTCGCCTTCGGTGGTGCCATCGAATCTTAAGGGCTCGGAGTCTGAAAGGCGGAGCTTGTCGCCCGCAGCGAGACGGAGCTTCAGGCCCGCAGCGAGGCCGCCTGAGACGGGATCAGGATGAGTCATGGCGATAATCCTTTGTGAGACGCAACCCCGCCCGTGGCGAAGCGACGGGCAGAGATGAAAGGGGGTCAGGCAAGCCGCCCCTTATCGGACACCCCTCCACGCGGGGGCGGCTTGCGAGAGGGCCAACTGTTCGGAGCCGCACCGTCCCACCAGAGCCGCGTCGTTTGCAGACGGGGAGACTGCAAGCGGGCTCGGAAGGCCGGGCGACTAAAGTGGCCCTACAGTAGGGTGCGCGCCTGACGAGAATCGCGCAAAAGCCGGAATCCGTCCTCTAAGCGATTGATCTCTCTAGCCGTAACGCCGACTGTCCAAGAGGCAGTCAGGCCCCGTCTATCATTTCGCTGAGCCTCACTGATTGTCTGTCTGGCTGATCCTCTGACGGACCCATCCCCCTTAAGGGGGGATGGGGTATCCGCCAGTTGAGGGATTTGCGATCCGCCAGTTTCCGCCACTTTCCGCCAGTCGCCGATTTTTCCAATGCATTCAGGCCGATAGACTGGCGGACGAACTGGCGGAAAGTGGCGGATCAGACTGGCGGATCAACTGGCGGAAACTGGCGGATGGGTGCAATCCGCCAGTCGGGTATCGCTCTACCGGAGCCGGTAAAGCGGTCGCGCCTTCGTCCCCACGACTTCAAGGCTGCCAGCCTCAACGGCCGAACGAATGTGGTCCCGCACGGTCGAGCGGCCGAGCGGCTCGAGTCCGTCCGCCCTGCGGCTCGCATTCACTGCGTTTTCGATCTCACCGGACTGCAACTCGATCAGCTTCCGAACGGCCGTCACGGGCTCATCGTCGGCCTTCTGGCGCGTGGCTTCGGCCTCAAAGACGTTCAGAACGCGCTGCATCCGGTCGTCAAGTCTGTCAGACGGTTTGATCGCCGGAGCGTCGTCGTCCTCTTCCGGGTCCGTCACTGCCAGGTCAACACCGACCGACGCCACCACGGTTTCGATAGGGTCGCCGTCCTCATCAGTGCCAACCGTCACACCGCGCAGGCGGAATGTGAAATCGATCTTGCGGGGGTCACCGACACGAAACTTGCTCCCCGCTTTCATCCGGCCGCTTCCTCTCTCATCCTTCGACACGAGAAACACGAAGTCAGTGTTCGCTTCAAATGCGCCGCTACCGCGAACGCTCGCCCCGTTCTTCGGAGGATGCGCGAGCGTGACCACGCAAGCGCCCGTGGCGTTGCAAATGCGCTGCGCGGCGGCCGTATAGACGCCCGCATCCTGCGCGCTGTTGTCGTCGCCCGGCATGATAGCTTGAGCGAGCGTATCGATCACGATCAGGCTTACAGGCATGCCGAAACGGCGCTCTACCGCAGCTGCGTGCTTTACCAACTCGCGCTCGTCCTTCGTCGGTTTCCCGTCCGCTTGATATAGGCTGAGCGGCCCGCGATGCAGAGCAAAGGCACCGTCACGCGCGGAATCTCCCGCTTCGCCGCGCCAAGCGTGGATGCGTCGCTCTACTTCAGCCGAGTTTTCCAGTCCGCAATAGATCACCGCTCCCTTCGTCACCTTTCGTCCGGCAAATGAGATGCCATGCGCGATGCGCAACGCGATGTCCAAGAGCAGCGCGGTCTTACCGCTGCCCCAACCGCCCACAACGAAGCCGGTTGTCGCCAACGGCACAACGTGTTTTACGGCCCAATCGAGACGGGGCAATCCGCTCGCTAGGAGGTCGTCGAGATACGCGAGTCTTGTGGGACTGCCAGGCTTAACGCTCGGTTCGTCCTCGTCGACGACTGCGCCGAACGCTTCGCCGGTAGACGCCTTGCTGAGACCCTGGTTCTTCAGCCACTCGCGAGCGGTTTGCCGGTTATCGTATTCGCCGGATCGCGGCTTGCCGTCGACGAAGTCGCCAGCGCCATCCCATGCCGAGAAGAACGACGCGAGATGCTCTACAGGCATTTCGGGCCATTCGCGCATAACGTGACGGGCAGCCTTGAAGCGATTGTCGGAGCAATCAGAGCCCGGCTCCACGTAAAGCGAGTTGAACTCGCTATTGTCAGCTTTCAGCTTGTCGAAGTCGTAGTCTCCGAGCGGAGAGCACAGCTCTTCCCACTCCGGAACGTCGGCCTCGTCGAGTTGCTTGATGATTTCCCGCTCTTTGGTGACGGGAATGTCCTCCCCAGATTCAGAGGACGGCGTACCAATCAGCTCAACGATATAATCCGGGAGCGGCGGAATGCTGTTGCTGGCGTAAGCGTCGACGAACGCTTTGAGCGCGGCTTGATCGCCGTAGCGCTTGCCGTCTTCGCGCCAAGCGCCCGGGGCAATGAATTGTCCCCCTCGCCCCCGCACGTCGCAGCCGTATTGCTTCTTGAGCGCACCAGCGCTGTTCGTGAATGCATTGTCCGGGTCGCTGAACACGTAGTGCTTACCACCCGATTGCGTGGTGATAATGGGCGTGCCTTCGGGCACGCCGCCGTGCTCGTCGAAGAGCTTGCCGATCAGCTCGGGACCGTTGAACTTGGTGTCGGCGTCGATCACGACCAGGCGCGCAGGCCCGCACGCGACGGACGGAACGGCGTCTTGGTTGGGGTGCCGCCACATGCGCTTGACGATGTCGGGATCGGTTGTCGCGCCGACGAACACGGTGAGCTGCTTGTTCCCTTCCTCGCGCGCCTGCTCGATAGCGGCTTCGCGATCCTCACGGCTGATCTCCGTATCTCTACGGTTATACAACTTTACGAGCGGGATTTTCCCATTCGACGGAAACACGGGGATGCCGTTGCGCGCGAGGAACATCGCATTGTGCTTGTTCTGTACGCGGCGCGCGTCGTCCTGATTGGTGGGCAAGCGGCGTGCGTTGTCCTGATTGACATGCAACTTGACGACGTTTGCACCCATAGGCGAATTGCTCATACTCAAGCAGCCTTCTTTGTCGCAGTCCGCTTCGTGCTTTTGCGCGCGGCAGTGGTCGGCGTGTTCGGCTTCGGCATGACGGGACCGTCAGGATTGCGCCCATTCGCCGCCAGGTACGCTTTGATTTTCTTCACGTACTTCTGGGAGTCGTATCGGCTTGTCGCTCTCCGCCTCTGGTCCGCATCGCCGCAAAGCTCTGCTAGGTCTTCGGCGTCACGCTGCGCTATCCAATCGTCGCGATCAGTCTCGCTCAACGTGCCCAACATCCGGCAGACCTCCGGGGTCAGCACGCCCAATTCGTCGAGCAGTTCGAGGCGGCTTTGCGGGATCATCTTGAGCGCGCGATCACTCCCTTTCTGCGAGTCCAGACGGCTTAGCGTCGTTTCACGCGTAAGCGCGTTGACGATCTCGAAGCGCAAACTGACGTAGAGCTTCTCAATCTCCCGATGCCAAGCCGGGCTGTCGAACACCGTGCCTTTCGTGGCCAAGCGAACGTCTAGCTTCAGGTTGCGGGATTTGCGCGCTTCCGAGATAGCCCGTTCTTTCTCCGCAGCAATCGCCACGATTGCAGCTTCCAGGCTAGCGTCTTTCATCCGCGTGTAGACGGTCGACGTGCTGCAACCAAGGATCACCGCGAGCCCCGAAGGCGTGGCTGCGCCGAGAATCTTGCAGTCGCGGCGAATAGCACCCACGATAACGTCAATCTCAAAATCGGACTTCGCATCACTGAGCAATTGGAGCCCGTCTTCAATCCGCTTGTAACGACACGCATCTTCTGCGCAGGGTTTGGTGAGCCCCACACAATACCGATAGAATCGCACCCGATGCCGTCGCTTCGTGTCAATTGAAACTTCCGGGTCGCCGTGCAAGCGTGCCCCGTTATGCAGAGCGGCCTCGCTTACGAACTCGGGGCGCGGCTGTGCGCCCCGCCCTTCGCTTACGCGCTTGCCCTGCGACATGAGGCATGTGCTTGCGACGGGCTCGCCGTCAGGCGTCAGCTCGTTTGCATTGTGGTCAAATCCGCGTTCGGCTAGCCAGGCGTCTCCCGCAGCTTCGAGACGCGTCAAGGCGACGTTTGCACGGAGCGGTTCGTTAAGTTCGGTCTCGCCATCGTGTGCGAGAGCTTCGCGGTCATCAAACAGCGAGGCAGGTGAAGAGTAGTTCATGGAAGATAGTTCCCCGTCGCCGCGCGACGCTGTGCCCTCTGACTGAGAGGCTTCGCGACGTTACGGCGTAATGGCTTGTTCAGTTCTGGTCTGCGGGTGTCTGTTCGGCGATCCGAGCGGCCAACGTCATGGCGATCTCGGACACATAGGGCCGTTCGGCTGAATGCCCGATCAGAGCTGAAACTAGGGTGGGCGCGGGACGGCGGTCGGTTGACAGGCTCGCAAGCCATGAGGCCAACGGAATGGCGATGTTGCCGCGAACGATATGCGAGGGCAGCGGAAGGCCGTCGACGTGGCGGCGGACCAGGCGCGTGAGCGTGTCGAGGTCGGAAATCATCGTGTGACCCCCGCGTCGCGGACAGCCGCCATCTCGGTTTCAAGCCAGCGGTTCAGATGCCCCAACTTACGAGGTTGGGGAATCTTGCCGCCGCTCAGCCACCGATTGAAGGTCGTCACGGACGGACCGCCGAGAACCTCGATGAAAAGGTCGCGGCCACCAAGGCGGGCGGGATGAGGGAAGTCATAGGGAATCGTGGCACGCTCTGCGTGCCGCGCAGCGGTAGTCATGGGCAAAGCTCCCGGAAAACAGGGTTTGAAAGTCAGGCTGTTTTCGGGTCCCGCGCCGCAGCTCGGGTCATGACTAGTAGGCGTGTGTCGCGAAACCGCAGCTCTGCCCCGTGCGGGGGAAATCTGCAACTTGCCCGGAAGGCAAGCCACCGTTTTTCTTCGGTGCTTGGGGTCAGCTAGACACACGCCTGTGCCTGAACATGCTGCCCCTACCACCCGCCTCATACCCTTAATTTGGCGGTGCGCTTTTCAATGTGCTTGAGTCTCTGTACGCCGAGCTATCGCGCCCTGTCGATTAAATTGCCCTCTAGAGAGCCGTGACGCGCCTAGCTGTGCCGTGCTGAATTGAGATAGTGCTGGGTCGTGAGGCCTCAAGCCTTTTTCCCCGACTCGCGAAAAATTTGCGGCCGGTAGACCCCCCTGCCCCGCCCTTGTTTCCCAGGTGTTTCCTCGGGCCGATTTTCGAGAAAGAAGACTTCCGGCTAAGTCTTTGATTTTGTTGGTCGGAGCGAGAGGATTTGAACCTCCGACCCCTAGTCTCCCAGTGATTCCAAGCCGGAATATCGCGAAAGCTCAAGACGTGTCGGCTTATACCATTAGCAGCGCGATATCAGTGACTTAGCTCATACCAAGAGCTATCGATAGTTACCGGCGGTAACCGGCCAATCCCCCGCCGATGTTTCCCAAAAGTTTCCCAAATCGGCTATAAGGCCGTTCCGGCAACCGCTACAGACTAGGGCGCTACCCCCGAAGCTCGCGGTAGGAAACACCGGGGAAACATCGGAGGGCAGTCGGTGGCTAGGGGTCGAAACAAGCTCGCCGCAAAAGCGGTCGACAAGGCCATTGCGGAGGCCAAGGACACCGGCAAACGAATCGAACTGAGCGACGGGGGTGGCTTGGTGCTGCGCTGTCCACCGACCGGCGTCGCCCGTTGGACGTTCGCCTACCGCTCCCGCGCCAAGGGGGGCATGCGCCGCGTGACGCTGGGGCTGTACGGTGCCAAGGCCCCGGCCCTCAGTCTGAAGCTCGCCCGGGAGGCCCGGGACCGCGAAGAAGCCAGGAACGGCCAGGGCGAGGACCCCAAGGCCGCCCAAGAGCGTCAGCTAGTCGAGCACCGCAAGGACGTGGTGACGTTCGGCGAGCTGTGCGACCAGTACGTCGAGCACATTAAGGCTATCGACCCTCGCACCGGAACGCCGCGCAAGAGCAGTTGGAAAAACGACGAAGGGTATCTGAAGCGCCCGAAGGCCAAATTCGGGAAGCGCGCAGTCGGCTCCCTCACGCGTGGCGAGATCAGGGAGCACCTCGAAGAGATTGCCAAGGCCTCGCCCTCATCGGCCAACCGGACGCAGTCTGTCATCCGCACCATGTGGGGTTACGCGAACGACCGGGAGATTCTGACCGAAAACTTCCTGCACGGCATGAAGAAGGTCGGCGGCAAGGAAGTCGAGAAGGATCGCGTGCTGACGCTCGACGAACTGAAGGCCTTTTTTGCCATCCTCGACGATGAGAAAGCAGGCATCACGGACGGGACGCGTCTGGCTCTGAAAGTCGTATTGCTGACGGCCCAGCGTCCCGGCGAAGTCGCGGGCATGATGCGTTCCGAGCTTCACGGCCTGAATGGCGACAAGCCGCATTGGATCATTCCGGCTGTGCGGACGAAGAATAAGAAGGCGGAGCATACGGTCCCCCTCTCCCCAACGGCGGTAAAGTTGATCGAAGCGGCCTTGGAGCTTGGCAAGCCGGATGAGGGTGAGGACAAAGAGGATAGGCCCGTGTTTGCCAGCCGCTTCGAGAGCGTCGGTGTGCTTGCGCGCCACTCAATGAGTCAGGCAGTTCGTCGTTTGCTTGAAGACGAAGAGCTGGCAGCCTTCACGCCTCACGACCTTCGGAGAACGGCCGCGACAATCGTGCAGGCGGCTCGGCTGCCGGTCGACTACGTTAAGGCTCTTTTGAATCACAACGATAAAGGCGTTACCGGCGTGTACGCGCGCTGGCATATGTTCGAGGAGAAACGCGAGGCAGTCTTGGCAATTGAAGCCGCGACACTGCCGGTAGGAGAAGCAAAGTCTTAATCGGCTAACTGCGAACCTCCCGATATGTTCGGCCATTCATTGGCGAAGCCGGGCAACAGCGCGTCTATTGGTAACAAGTCACAGCTAACCCCAGCGCCCTTTTTCTCGAAATTTGACGCCTGAATCCCCACCCAGAAGAGGGCCAGGTCCTTGTCTGCCGTGCATAGCATCGCTGGCAAGTCCGGGAGACGTGCGAACACATAAATCAGCATCTCAAGCGAGCGCAGGTCGACCAACGCGTTATAGGCGTCCTCATCACGATATTCGGCCCTGATTTTCAGCAGTCTCTTTGCAGGACTGGCCCCGTTGGCAACAAACACCACGCTCAAAGCAGCGAGCACAACGAGTGAACCGCGCGCAACCCCACATTGATCGGCTATACTCAGTACCTCATCCCTTCGCGCGGGAACTTTCGCTCTAGCGACCGGAGCGACAAGGCGCGGAGCCACGCTCATTAGGAATTTCTGTCTTTTTGCAAAACCTGCTCGTGTGTCTTCAATCGACCCGAGGATGCCTTTTTCAACGTTAGAGTCGACAACTAACTTCGTCGCCGGAAGCGCGGCCCGAAACTTCGCTATGAATTCGTCGAGTTGGCCCCGCACTTGCTCCGGTGTAGGAGTGGCTCGCGTATTGCCTTCCATAGCGAATAGTACAGGACTGATCTTGAGCGGCCGATCAGCAAATAAGTCCAGAAAGTCGGGATCACTGCCCACCGCTCTGCCGCCGTCGAAGCGGCCAACAATTTGTGAAACGATGTTTCTGTCTATCAAAATGGTGGTGTTGTTGCTCGCGGCAAGAGCGGGCGGCAACCAACCACCCTTGACAAGGCCAATCGCTCGCGAAGTGAAGTGGCTCTCAAACACTGGTGCCTTTGCCGTGTACTTTACGCTTTCATCCAAGCCTTCGATGTTGGTATCGAGAAGCCGAGCGTCGTCCAGGTCAATTGGAATAGATATTGTGTTGCCGGGATTGGCTTGAAGCAGTTCCGCGTACCCGAGCGGACGGAGGCTTCCGCCCGCGAACGTAACCGATCTGCCGGAGCGTCCATCGTCACGTGGGGACTCTTGAACGCGAACCATCGGCTCGCCCGTCTCCGGACAAAACGATACCGACATCGCTGCGTTGTTCAGGTCCATGAGGGGGAAATCCCAGGTCATAAAACGGCATAGCGAAAGCGAGCTGAATATAGTCGGGCCAGCGAATTTCCGCCACAAGCCCTGTCGGAAAAAAGCGAAATGCTCCAAACTCCCCGATTGTGGCGATTTGGGCAACGTAATGATATAATCGGATCAAGGTTTTTGCAGGCAGTTCCTTGAGATCATTGTGAAACGATTTCTATACGAGCGGCTTGGAGCGCCCGTCACTATCTTCGCGGTGCTCTGCTTTGTTTTTCCAGTAGTTGCGGCACCGCTTGTTATTTTGCTCGACGTGCTGCAGTTCAACCCGATGTTTTGGTTTAAGGAAACGGCGGTAGGGCTACGTATCGCCGCGTTCCTAATCGTTGTCCTTTTTCTTTGGTTGTTTTCTCGTCAGATTGCGGAAGATCGAAACAGATGGTGGATCGAGCGAGTTGAGCGGGAAGCGAGTACGCTGCGTGCAATGGAGGAACCTTCATATTGGGCAAACAAGGATCATCCAACTGACGATCTGCAACCTACGATCTCTCCTGAGCTACGAACCATCTGCAGGTATCTTGCGAAGGAAGAGGTGAAAGCCGCAATGAAACAGCGGGGTTTGAAAGTGAGCCACATCGAACCGTGGCGTATAGCAAAAGCCGCAGACTATCTTTACTTAAGTGATGGTGCCCGTCTACGAGAGAAGGCTGCAATTTACCTTCAAAAGCGGGCTAAGAGAAAGAGCGTTTAAATCGGCACGTTTGACGCTCGGTGCCTTTTGGAACGTCGACGCGGCCACTGGGAAAACTGTCGAAATGGAAACGAAGCCAGAAATCAGCGAGCGCGAAGCAGAAGAGTTGATCAAAGGCATGGGCCGAGTTGCTACCGTGGTGGTCCACGATGATGGGCATGTTACCGCGATAGCGATCAGCGCCGAACCTACCTTACGAATCCAAAATGAAGTTGATGGGTTACTTGACGATATCCGACACAAGTACCGGATAGTCAAAAAACGAAGCAATCACAGGCCCAAGCAGCTGACGCTGCAGCGGGTACCACGGGGATAGGCAAAAGCGTGAAAACGGCCGGCGATCATGCAACTGCGGCTTGCGGCGGTGACGCGCGCGAGGCCGTGAAGGCGCTGTTGAACTACTGTCCCACAGACCAACGTTTGAGATGACACTCATTTTTGGCTTCAGTCGAGCGAATGTCCCTCTTCTATGTGGGGACGCCCTACTCACAGATTTTGCAAAGCAATCCGCTACGTCGAGATTACCGGCACCGGGGCCGTTGAGCGCGCAGCTACTGGATACGTTCGGAGTGTCCGTGGCGGGACTACGCCAGAAGGTGAACATCATAACTAACTCGGTGGTGTTCGCGTGGTCAGGTCCGCTTGTGCAGGCTTATGGACTGGCAAGGGAGATCAAGTCTCACGTAGATCAGTTCGGCACTTCCGCGAGTGAAATAAACAAGATTATCCTTGCGAACGTTGACCAGAATTTCAGTTGCATCGCGATGGTCTCCGAAGGTCCCCAAATCAGCTACATATGGGCGGGCGCTGAAGCAGCCAATCTGAGACGATTCGAAAATGTGCGCGTTGCCGGAACCGGAGCAGATTACTTCAAGAGCACGATTGCCCAGTTGGATAGTGTTGATCCAATCACCGACCCGTCAGCTAATACTATCTCGGAAGTCTTGGGGGATGCCCTGGCGGTCGCATCACAGTCGTTAGGCAGAGAGCTATACACGCAACAAACCCTCCTCGAACGATGGGGAGGAACTATCGAAGTGTGCTATCGCGCGGCCGATGCGTTTGTGAAACTAGATAAAATAGCCTTCGTTCATTTCAGATACGATGAGGCAAATCCCGAAGCCGGATTGACCTGGGTACCACGGTTGCTACTAAACCGATATAACGGGCCTGACTTGGAGTGCGTCGCCCTCGATTGCGAACAGACTAGCGACAGGCGAATATTTTCTGTTGCGCAGGACGACACGGTTGTTATTCGTCCGCTAATCTCAGACGGAGTGCTTCGCAAGCCGTTGCTCGGCAATTTCGAGTATGATCGTTTGTGTACGCATTTTTCCTATTGCCGCGCAGGCGAATCCCTATGGAGCATGACGAACGTCCGCTTTTGTGCAAACGGCCCTCGCCCATTTCACGTCGATATGCAAGGGTCCCGAGTGGATATAGCTTTTAGAAAATCGCTTGGCGACTGGATGCGAGAGCAGATTCGCTCCTATCAGCAGGGTGAGATAAAGCCATCGACCGCCCCGAGCGCTTAGTTCGCGGGTCGCGGCAAATCTCATCGCGTCACGCTGACAGCCCTCCGTCTGGAAGCCTGCCAGGCTGCCAGCGCATCGTCCGCCGCGCTGGCCGTCGTATGGCTCGGGAGACCAGAGGCCCGGTCTAGGTACCAATCTATCGCCTTGCGGTCCCAACGCTGCGTGCCGGGGATCGCCCCCGGCACAATGCCCTTCTTTACCCATGTGTCGAAGGCGTCCTCAGAACAGCCGCAGTAAGCGGCTGCATCGGTCTTTGTGAGGCCGCGGGGCGCGATCTGATCGGGGAGCAACATTTAGCTTGGTCGGGTAGTCGGAGCGCTGGTGGACGCCTCGATAAAGGCGCGCCCCACGTCTCCGAGTTCAGGGCTGAACTCGATCTCTAAACGACCGCTCTTCGCCTTGCGTACAGTGACTAGATGACGGCGGCTCTCATCGAGAGCAGAAGCAAGCGTCTCCTGCATTTGCTCCGCGCTTAGACTCCGCCCCCATACATGCCTCGTTACCACCAGCTCCATAAGGCGCTCTAGATCGCCGGGCACTGCTTCGCCGCTTCGTTGACAATCACCGTACGTTCGATCTGCCACGGAAACTCCCGGAGCCACTCAAACACATGTTCAAGGCTGTAGGGCTTTTCCACTTCGGGATCGCCCGGCCTTTCCGGCCCTTCAATCAGAGCAAATGAGCCGCACGGCTTGCGGACCATTCGATCAACAAGCGGTTGAGCGCTTTGCGTGGCCGGATCGTAGTTGTCGTAACGTCGGATTGCGATTGTTTGCATGGCCCCTGCCTTTGGGTGGAGAGCCTGTTGGCGCAGGCCCTCCGGTGGTGATGATTTCCCTTCGGCTCAGTGAACCTGTCAGAACACTTGTAAGGACGCAACAGGATATGCGTCAGGCGAAACGGCTGACAGTCCTGACGAACTTACAGCGGCTCGAACGGCTCGCTCACCGGAAAGCGCCGCTTCAGTTGTCTTAAGCGCGCATGGCCCAGCGAGCGTTCAAGAGCCTGCTCCCCACAGCACTTCACAAGGACTTGGACGTGGCGCGACGGTACGTCCTGTCGGCGCGATGCCGCCCATGCAAGATGGGGTAACAAGACATCAGGCAACGCATCGGTGAGCCGCAACACGTCGATAGCGTCCTTGCAGGCTCTCAGCTTCGCCAGTCCTGTAACAAGGACATCGGGCATATCAGTTTCAACGGCCGCTGTGCGCGGCGCGAACTGAAGCTTGATGACGTTGCTCACGGATATACGTTCCTGGGTAAGCGAGGATCGTCAGCGCAGTCGACCGTGTCGTCTTTGGCCCGCCCCAATTGCGTGACGGACACGACGACGCTCGAAACGCTATCAGGCTGCACGTCCGTTGCTTCAAACAGCTCGCGCGTCCGATGCAAGAGTATCCGATACCCCTGCTCTATTGGCCACGGCAGCACGCCGTACCGAAACTGGAAGACTGGCTTACGCGTCGATATAAGAGGCGACACATTGTAGCCGCCGTGTTGTCTTCCCGGCCCCATCGTTACAAGCTCTGCCTTCGCGGTGAAAACGGCCTTCACGATCAGCGCTTTTTCGGGCTCAGGTATGCGCGGGAAATTTACCCCACCCGAACGAGTTGGCGTAACCGTAACAAGCTCGCCCATCTCGTCTTCAATCGCCTTCGCAACGTCCTGCATGCCGACGCGCCAAGCGTCAGCCTCCGGAAATAGTGTCATCATTTCGTCCCTGTAAGAGCGTTTGCCGCTGCGGGCTTGGTGCTGTTGTCGCCGGGGCCTTGCATGCTTGTGCCGAGTTGGCCGTTGAGGTTCACGCGCCCAACAGCCTCCGCCCGCTGGATGATGCCTTCAAGGTAAGACGTGGGCCGCACTTCCCCGCTGATGTTGACGTGCAGCTCCGCCTCGCCGGACACGGTGCCCTGTACGCTGACATCCTTAAAGCCTTCAGACTTCCCGATAGGCTGGATCGAGTCCTGCCAGCCGGAACGGCTGCTCGTCCCGTCGTCCGACGCGCCGAGCTGACGAAGATAATCGCTAGTCGCGCCCCGACGCTTCGGCCAGGCAGTCGGCTGATACTGGTCAAACGGACTCGAGCCAGTGAGCAAGTCTTCAAACTCAGCCCCGCCACCCCGCTCCAGCTCCCGGACCATGCGCGCCTGCGCATCCGCCCTGATCGCCTCCCGTGCTCGCGCTGCTCGGGTATGGTCGCGCGTAACACCTTGGGTCTCATCATTCGTCAGCCCGTACACTAGCGGGATGGTTCCCGCGACAATGGCGGTTAGTCCGAACGCCTTGGACGCAAGCCCGAGCCCAGCCGCCACACGTGAACCGGCCGCGACGCCCCCGGCAGCCGTTGCGGCTGCCCCCACGGCGCTGCCCCCCGCCATCCGGGTTAACGCCGCTGAAGCCACGTTGGCGCTCGCTGCCAGCCCCGTGAAGCTCGACAGAACTGACACGATAGTAGCGCCTGCCGCCGTCAGGCCGGATAACGAAGCGAGCCCCGCCGCCACGCTGATAGCCTGCTTCTGAGCGTCTGAGAGCCCAGCCGTGAAGCCTGCCAGCCTAGCGCCCGCTTCCGCAAGCGGAGTAAGCCAACCCTCGTTCGCCTTGACCATTTGCTTCTCAGCCGCGTCAAGCGAGGCGGTAAGCCGGTCGGCAGCAGCCGCCAAACCCTGCATGCGTTCGTTCGCAATGTTCTGCGCAAACCCGTCGCCATGGTTCAGCTTTTCGAGATACTCCTGATACTGCCCGAGCGCGTTGAGCAGCATCACGGCCCGGCCGCCCTGCTTGTCCCCGACCAAGGCCTGCATGTCCCGTGCGGTCGCCTTTTGCAGGATCGCGTCAAACAGCTCGCCGCCCCGTAGCGATCCTTTCGACAAGTCGTACTGACGAAGAGCCGTGTCGACCAAATGCTTCTGGTCCATCTTGGATAGCTTTTCGCCGCTGGCCTCAACGGCCTCTCGTACGGCCGCAGAGAAGTCTTCACGGCTCCCAAGCACATTCCGCGACTCGTCGCTGAGCGCTGTGTTAAGGCTTGTCTTGCCAGCGTCGGAAAGGCCCTTCCCGTACCGGCGACGCAATGAAGCGTCGATAGCGTCCGTGCTGACAGCGCCCTGGGGGGCGTAGTCGGCATAATTGATACCCATATGGGCGAACGCTTCGAAAGCCTGCTTCGTCGGTGCGAGCAAGCGGGCGGATATGGCACGCATGAACACACCCGACTCGTCGCCGCCCACGTTCGCTCTCTTGAGCGTCATCGCAGCCGCAAGGGCCTGTTCGGCGCGGATGCCCGCAGCGGTCGACATGCCGATACCGAACTTGCCGAACTGCTGAATATCCTCCGGCGTCATGGCACCGGCCTTAGACGCGATGGCAGCTAAGTCGGTCGACCGCCTAATCTCGCGCGACGCGTCGGCCGCGCTGTGCAGATGTATCCCTTGGCCGAACGTGAAGCCCTCGACTATCTTGGCGGCTTCCTCCGTCTTCACGTTCAGCGCTTTCGCCAGAACGATGGCTTGCTTCGTGGCCGCCTCGGTGATCGGCGCAGAGAAGTTTCGGGTGACGAAGGCCTGTTGCGCGTGCAGAGTGTCTTCGGGCTTCAATCCGTAAACGGTTGCGGCTTCGATCCTCTGCTTCTCCAACAGCGCCATGTCCGAAATGCTGTAGTGCTGAATTGCCCGCTGGTAACGAACGTCCCGTTCATACGGGATGTAATCGGATACGGCGGACTTAGCGAACTGAAATGCCTTAGCGCCCACCACACCGGCAACCGTCGCACCGATTGCGGCTTGCACCTTGTGGATTTTTTCCAGCGTATTGAGGTGTTGCTGAGCCGCAGTGTTGGCTTGCCGGAATTGGTTCGCGAGGTTCGCTGTGCCGCCGTTGTCTCTGAAGAGGCCTTTGGCCGTCTGATCGAGCTTTTTCGTTAGCTCAAGTAGTTCGCGCAGCTTCGGCGACGCCTGATCGTTTGCGCTGATCGTCGCCGTTACGCTGGGATTGCTCATCAGAAGCTATCTCCCGTTGTTCTTCTCGCGGAGCTTGGTCAGCTCCGCCTGCATCTTAATGTGAGTAGTAAGCCGTCCTACGGGCATGGAGTGCAGCTCGGAAGGCTGCACTCCGAAGTCGCGTATCATAAGCGCGACCGCGCGTCGGACGGTCAGATAGGGCGCTCGTCCTGCACTCCCAACAGAATGATGTTGGTGGCGACGACCCGTAGCTGATAAAAATCGCGAGCGTTGAGACCCTTCAGAATGAGGTCGTCGATCCCCTTCTCGGCGATCATATCCGTGAGGAACCGCGCAAACACCTTGGAGTCATATTCGAACTCGCTGCTGTCTTCTCCGTCCTCACCCTTCCGACGCCTAATCTTGAAGGGCTCGCCATAGTCAATAAACGCGCCAGCGGTCGGCTCCCGGAGCGTAAAGCTTGTAACTTCTCCGTTGTGTGTGGCGAGCGGTCGGGACAGCGTGAAGGTCTCGGTAGCAGTCATACGTGTGTATCCTTGTCGGCCAGATTAGATGTTGGACGGAATCAGCTTCGAAGCGTCGAAGCCAAGCTGAGCGAACACACGGCTCAGCGGCGTTCCGGTCGTGTCGTGCGTGTCTAGTGCATGCTTGAGCGTCTTGGCTTCCTGGGTGTGGCCGCGACCGCTCGTATACATGGCGCTGTATCGAATCTCTGCGAGGCGCTTCAGCCTCGCCGGATCGATGTCGTTGGCGTCGGCGCGGATGGTCTTACCCGCGTGGCCTCGGCTCTTGTTGAAGGCGCTCATAGAACGTTCGATCTCTGCCAGTCGTG